TAACAGGGCGAATAATGAAAGCCCCCCTATTATATCCCCAAGTACTGCACAGAGTAGACTGTTCTGACAGTACAGTTTGATCTGATTGTAGTGATTTTTAGTTCTTACAGTAAAAAGAGAGATATTATATATTATACGAAGTCCATATACATCTCCCTTAGTTAGATTACGTGAAGTTCTACCGCTACTGCTTTGTATCCCCTCACTATATTGTGTTGTTGACCTCAACATTATAGTCTTTTCCTTTTATGTAGTGTGTCTAGCCACTTTCTTGCAGCGCCTAAACGTTGGTTACTCATCCATATCATCACGCGCTAACAGTTCGTCAAAACCGTTTGTGTTGAGATAACCACGACCAAAATCATGATTATACCCACCGCGCTCTGCCCCACGTTCCCGCGGGTCTTTAGGAGTCATACGTGCCATGTCGTTGTTCATAGCCTGGATCATGTACTGCACCGCTAATGTCTTATCTGAGTTTCGCATAGAATTGCTGTCAAGCGTACTTTCAATGCGATCAGCATATTCACGTAAAATGTTAGCGGTCTTTTGAATATGATCGACGTGCCACATGGGAATATCGACCCTCCGTTTAAAACGCATGACACCAGTAGCCATTTTCATGACCGTTGGATTGCTCTTGCGTCGTTTGTGTACCACTAGTGTAATCCTCCTGTCTTTAAGGTTAGCATGGCAAAAATATAAAACAACTTGATAGCCATACAAATTTTAACTTGTAGACCCTACAAATTTTTCTCTCTTACTAAATGCAGCTCTTTCGGCAGCGCGATAGCTAAAAAACGCCATACGTTCTGGTGTCTCAGTAAGCCTTAAAGTCAAGTCTACATAGTGCTCTACGAAATATTTACCGTTGTTTAGCAATCGCTCAGATGGCAAATAATAGCGTTGATAACCCTCATCCATGTTGCGATAAATAAACTTTTTTTGTTGCATGGCTGTCAAATCTCTACTTGTAGCGGCAACATCTCTGTCCAAGTATTCAGCCATCATCGAGACTGTCCAACCGTGCTCATAGCCCCTGCGATTAAACGCCCAAAATATCTGTTGACGCTCTCGGCTAGAGTTTATGAAATGCGCAATATCGCTATCCTCGGCCCACGCTTTTTTGTGTTTGTAAATCTGATATTCCAGTTCGCATTGCGTCTCCAAACAATCAGTTAAAAGCTTCTCGCGCATTTCACGAAGTTGTTGAGCGTCAACTGGAAAGTACTCAATTTTGTACTTGTCAGGGTGTCGCAGCATCGTGTTATGCGCGTGGATGAAATCTTTGGTTTCGCGTTCTGCTTCATGCTCCTGTTTATGAAGTGACCATATTTTTTTGTAATCAGACATTGCAGCGACCTCCTACTGGTGGAGCTAGTGCCACAACTGGACTACCCCAGCTTGAACCAACCCAATCAGATTGCGGAACGCCACAACGCTCTATGCCTATAAATTTAGCTATTTTTGCAGAACTTGAATTATACAAGTGCCGCCAGGTGTAGTTAATTTGTTTCATTTATTCCTCCTTAATACGATGTTTCGCACGGTTGAGGCGTACCAAACCCCTAGCGTGTCTCTTTTATACCGTGCCTTATCATTTGGCGTGGGTATCTCTTGAATATTCAGTTGCCTTGCAATCGCGTTGTAGCCCATACCTTGTGCAAGATATTGCTCTATCATAGGCCAGACTTGTGCATCACGTTCTGCGGCTCTTTCCGCTTGGGCTTTGTTGCCTAGCTTTGCCGCCTTTTTAATATTCTGATGCGTGCCAAGTCTCTCAACTTTTTGACCAGAGCGTTTGGCAATAACTTCTTCACCGGCGTCAAGCCTGCGCTTTATATCTGCCAAAGCCGCCCTACTCGTTTCTGCAATGCGTTGGCGTTGAACGTCTGCTGCGGCGCTTAACACATGCAATGACCCTTTTGACACTCTTGGATCATCTGCAACGGCAATCTTCATGTCATGCATTTCAACTTGATGCTTAAGCCACGTCATGCCTTGCCACTTTCTTTTGGCAAAACCTTTTAGCGAACTGAGTGCGAAAGTCGCGTTGTTAGTGCGGCAATACCTAGCGCACGCTTGTAGCTCCTCACGGTCCTCTGCGTCGCGCCTTTGCCGCCCCTCATCTTCTACAAACCATTTTACTTCTGCACTGTTGGCTTTGGCTAACGCTCTAATGCCTTTGCGTTGCTTTTTTTGATGCTCCTCATCTGCACCAAAAATGAAGCCTCCATACTTCATGCTTATTCCTCCAATTTTGTTTCAGCATATGAATGTTAATCTTGATGTCTATTTTTATTTCGCTTGCCTATCGTAATAGCGCGATAACCGCCTATACAATAATCACAATCCTCACCTACAAGCACTTGCTTTGCCGTAGTTGGTGAATACTCCCACCTAAAGATGCGTTGCTTGCCTTGGCAAACTCTGCAAACGTGGTCGTAATCAATAATGTGTTTCATTCAACTGTTCCTTTCCAACCCTTGATCACTCCATGATTTTTTAATTTTAAGGTTTTGTTATTTGAATTGAGCAGTTTTAAATTTTCATGCTTTTCACCACCCCACATTAATAATTTGGCGTGTCGGTTAGCATCTGTTAAATTATCAAAATTAAAACTTACCCACTCCCCCAAGCCTTTTGCATAAACTTGAAGCGTATATTTAGTAGACATTAAATTTACCCTTGTTGATATAAACACAATTGTAAATTTCATCTAAAAGCTCTTGATATAAGTCATCTTGGTAATCTCTAGGCATCGTATGATCGTTTGGATCGTATATTTCCACCCAAATAAAAGTCTTTAAAATTTTGATAACTTCATCTGTAAGAGCGATAGAGTCATAGTCTATATTAGATAACGCTTTTATATCCATTTCATTGTTTCTCCTTTGTTTTCTAGTATTTAGTACTTGTAAAGTATCTGTGTATTGCTCCTGTGTTGTTACTGTCTCCTTTATCTATATAGCAAACTGCTATCATTATACAACTACTATTTCATAAAATTTAGTTAAAAAATGACAAGCACGGAAGTTTTACATGGAAAATCAACAGGTTACGTTGTTCGTCAGAATTGATGGACATTTAAAAACCAAGCTAGAAAACGAAGCAAAAGAAGATCGTCGCAGCGTCGCGTCCTTACTTCAGCAAATATTAAAGCACAGATATGAGGCGCAAAATGGGGCTAGATAGAACCTATTGCGGCATTGACCCAGGTTACAAAACTGGTGGCGTTGCCCTACTCTGTGGCGATTGGTGCCAAGTCTATGATCTACCGACATTTGCCGAAGGTGGCTTAAACGCTCACGAATTGAAAGACATACTGCAAAGCACGCAGATCGACTTCCTTATAATAGAGAAACAAAGCGCAAGACCCAAGCAAGGCGTTAGCTCTGCCTTTAAAATTGGCATGGGCTACGGTCAAATCCTCTCAACGGTGGGCGTGCTAAACATCAAGCACCAGATTGTTACGCCTGCAAGTTGGAAAAAAGCGTTGCACATACCGGCAGACAAAGACGGTGCAAGACGCCTAGCCATCCAACAGTTTCCCAAAGTGAGCGACCAACTAAAGCGCAAGAAAGACGAACACAGAGCCGAAGCGTTGTTGATGGCTGCATATGCGAGGGCTGTAGAGTGAGCCGCGCAAGAGCAATGCAGTCTATTGGGTTTAATGCACGCGGAGATCGGCAAAAAGATGATTTCTATGCAACGCCATTTGAAGCTACTGACGCTTTATTATCAGTAGAAACTTTCAAGGGCAGTATTTTTGAGCCGTGTTGTGGCGAAGGTCACATTAGCAAAAGATTATTAAAGCACGGTTATGAGGTCGAAAGTTCTGATCTAGTTGATCGAGGTTATGGAACGCCCAAAAGAGATTTTCTGTTTGAGCGTAAACAAAGAGACAACATTGTAACCAACCCACCCTACGCAAAAATGGCGCTTCTGATGGCAGAACACGCCCAATCAATAGCAAGATTTAAAACAGCCTTTTTACTTAAAATTACTTTTTTAGAAGGTATTGCACGCGCAGAATTTTTTAAGAAACACCCACCAGTTAGAGTCTGGGTTTTCTCAAAACGACTTTCCTTAATGAAAGATGGGCAAGCTTACAAAGGCGGCATGATGTGCCTTGCCTGGTTTGTCTGGGAAACAGGATCAACAAAAGCTCCGCAAATTGGGTGGTTAACATGATGGCGCACGTTGACCTTTGCAGTGGCATAGGCGGCTTTGCGTTGGGCTTTGAATGGGCAGAACTTAGCAAGCCAGTTTTGTTCTGCGACATCGAGCCTTGGAGCCGACAGATTTTAGCAAAGCATTGGCCAGACGTGCCGATTGCAGAAGATGTAAAGGAACTAGCCGATGACCCAGATGGACTTATTCCAGAGTGCGACATCCTCACAGCA